TGATTTGTAAATTCGTATTTGTCTTCGTACCCCAAGTTCCTGCATTTTCACCAGTTGCTTGAAGTTCTACACCTAATGGTGTGTATGTTGATGCCATATTTTTCTCCTATGCAGCGTCACTATAACTTGTATTTGATCCTGTTGCAACATCCGAATAAGAGTCATTCGAACCCGTTGAAACATTACTATAAGACGTATTTGAGCCAGTGTCAACATCGCCGTAAGCAAATATATCAACAGCTCCTATACTAAATGTTGCTGATTGACCAGTTAATCCAACCTGAATATCTACTAAAGATATTGATCCTACACTAGCACTAAATGATTGACCAGTTAATCCTAAACCTTCTTCTACAGTTAATGATCCAACAGAAGCCGTGGAAGACTGTCCTGTTGGTAAAGCTACAGCTCCTCCTAAACCTATGATAGAACCTAAACTAAATGAAGCTGATACACCAGAAATTAAAGCTGTATCGTTTGGTACTGTTACTGTTCCTAAACTTACAGTAGCTGATTGACCTGTTAAATCTGCTTCTTGATTAGATGATCCAATTGCAGTTCCTTGTTCAGAAGTTATTGATAAACCAGATGGTTGAACAGTATCGTTTGGTGCAAACGCCGTTCCTTGTGATGAAGTTACACTAAGACCTGTAACACCTACAACCATATCGGCTACCGTAGGTGCTCCGACAGATGCAGTGATTGCATCTGAACTTAAGCCTTGTGTTTGATCATTTGGAGTTATTGCTCCAACAGAAAAAGATGCTGATAGTGTAGTTTCTATTACAACGGGATTGAAAGCCTCTCCTTGAGACGCTGTAAATTCTTGTCCTGCTAAAGTTAAAATTACATCAGGTATATCAACAGAACCAACACTAGCTGTTATAGAAAGACCAGAAGGTTGAGCAACAGCATCTTTTAATTCACCCCATTCGTCTTCACCCCAAGACTTTGCGCCCCAACCTGTTTTAAGAGTTGTGTCTGCGTTCCAATACGCTTGGCCCCAGGTGAACCTGCCCCATCCTGAAGATACCGACATGGTCGGCCTCCTATGCTAATCTGATGATTGCTGTCGTAGCTGCTGCTGCTGGAAACTCAATTTTGAAAGTTCCATTACTTGCTGTTTTGTCACCACCAAATGCAATAATTGCTACAGCATCAGTAGTGCCTGAACCACCGTCTGTTGTTGTATTATATATCATCGCACCGTTTGCAGTGAAAGATGCAGACGTGTAAGTTACGTCCGCAAAATCTGTAAATGCTGTTGTAGAAGATAATGAAACCCCTTGGTTTGTAAGAGTTGCACCACCTGCCGTGTAAGCAGTTCCAGATGTATTTGTGATTTCTTCAGAAGTTGAATAGTCTGTTGTAGAAGCACCTAAAGAAGCATCACTATCAAATAATGCTAATTTAAAAGTGTGTCCACCTGAAGATTCAAAGCTGTGTTTACCTTGTAAAAGTTCTTGTTTAAAACTTGAACATATCGCTGATGTTATTGCCATAATTTTCTCCTACGGGTTTACTGAGTTTACCGGTATTCGAACAGTGCCATCTGTGTAGTCATCTCTTCTTCGTCTACCGACTTGCTCGTTAGCAAACTTCTGTACTTCTTGTTTATATTTATTTTCGTATAAAGTCAACATATCTATCGGACCTTTTAAAAACCCATATGCCTCTGAAAGACAGCAATATAATAGCCCGTTTGGAAAGTTAAGACTAATATAATTAGTGTTATCGCCCTCTAAGAGATCGGGAGCTTTATTAAAATGCACTCTAAATCTGTAAGTCGTATTTGGAACTGGGGCTACAAATATTCTACCTGATGTGGTGTCCGACTCTCCTGTAGCACCACCAAACATAGCATAATATTTAGGTTGACCTTGAGCAGCGGAGGTTCCTGTTACATCCTGATACTCTTGTAAATAAGTTAAATCTTTTTTCTCTAGCCATCTGTTAGCTCCTGTAATTTCAGATCCTGCTGTATCATAAACTTGTATACCTCTAATAAACACAGCTCCTGCAGGACAGTTTATAGATTCTTGTCCAGCCACAAAATTACCTAATTGTTGTTTTCTGTCTGCATCAATAGGCACATCTCTAAATATTCTATATTGTGCGTTTAAAATTATATTTTCTAAAACAGAGTCTGATAAAACGTTAGAATCTGTTTCTGTATAACTTCTAATTTGTGTTTTTAATCCTGATGCACTTAACCCAGCCATTATCTTCTAATCTCCCTACAAACTAAACAACTAATTGTGTAACTAGTGTGTTCCCAACACATTTGTTTTTTTAAAAGTCTATACCAAAAAATTTTTATCTTTTTAATCATGGTGTTATTGTAACTGGTCCTGCGGACACAGTTGGTCCTCCTGATTTCTCTGTTATACTAGGAGTTGCACCCAGTGTAAACGTATATTTATCTGTTGTAGTTACTGTTATACTAAAACCTGATGAATTTTCGTATGTTGTAAGAGCCACGCCTCCTGGTCTACCTTGAACGTTTCTAAATCTAACTGTATCACCAGTTGTTCTTCCATGATTAGGTTCTGTTACTGTAATAGTTTGTGAAGACGCAGTTATAGAAAAAGGATTATTACCTAACATAGCAGCAACGGCCGGTTCTATTCTTCCTGGTCTAACATTTCTTAAAGATATAGAATCACCATTCATAGGTTTTGGTTCTAATTGTGGTTGCTTTGGTTCAAACTCTGATACGTGTACAAAAGCACCGTTCCATTCTCTAACCATTTCTTTGTATGGAAACTCCATACCAGATCTATCTGATATTGCTTTTGCGTATTTACCTGTTGCGTACTTTGCCATTATGATCCTGGGTAATATGCTTTAGGAGTAATGTGTGTGCTGGATGCAGAACCATCCTCTGCTAATGCTCTTGCAAACTCATCCTCGTAAACTAGTTTTGTTTGTTGAATTAAATTTGGTTGATACTTCATAGATAAATAATACGCTAATCCTGATACCATACAAGGTACAAATCTAAATGGAACATCCGTTGCATTTGTATAGTCACCCACATCTTGTATTCTTTTTATGTAATAAAAATGCATATCTTTAGATGCATTAGATGAGTCAGGTGTTGGATAAATATGCACTCTAACTTTATCAATAAATCTTTCTACCCAATATTGGTTAGGTGTGCCTTTAGATAACTTGTTAGAGAAACCTGCATAAGTAGATCTATCTACTTTAGTCATTGGTGAATCTGATTGTGTCGTTTGAGTTCTATTAGACCTTAACTGTGCTTCAAGAACATCGGACATTCCATATATTCCATTTGGAGTAGATGTTGCACTTGTACCATCATCACTAGATCTGAAGAAATCATACTCTGCTTGTCCTTCAATTAAATCTAAATTAAGTTCATCTATTTCCCAATAGTGAATACCTCTATTGCCCCATTCTTGAAACAATATATTTAGTGTTCTTCTAGCATTTTTTAATTGATAACCAGCAACATTTTGTTGACCAATTCTTTCAAAAGCCTCTTCTACTATTTCATCAATAGCAAAAGTTTTATCGAACGTTGTTGTTCCCGAAGTAGTATTAGCCATTTAAACTCCTACGATTCGTAAACTTTAATCCATTCACAAACAATTGTACCTGTATCTCCATCTGCACAAGCTGGTAAAACGACATTTACATCACCAGTGAATCCACTAGCTTCTGTGTTCTTTAACCCACCAAAAGATGAATAGTCATATTCCATTTCGCCTGCTAATGTTTGAAATACAACATCTGTTGTTGCATCCCATTGCATTCTGATTGCATCTACTGGTGCCGTTACAGAAACGTTAAAACTAATTTTATTTAGTCTTACAGTTTTGCAAGTTTTACCATTATTTGAATTTAATTCAGAAACATCAACTATTTTAGTTGTGCTTCCAGAAGAATCAGAAACTACATTGTAGTGAGTGATTAGTTTTTTTGCTCCGTCAAATACAGTTGTATTTAATACTGTGTCTGCCATGTTTTCCTCCTTTTAAAGAGCGCCTGCATCACCAGGCGCTCCGAGTTTAATTATTAACTATCTGCAAAAGGTGTTGCTTCAGTACCTGTACCGATCAACACAGCTTCTACTAAATATACATTGTCTTCAAGTGCAGTGATAGTAACTGTACTACCTTTGTCTCCACCTGTAGTTCCACCGTTCATGCTGATAACATCGTTAGACGCTCCTGGTGCAAATGTACTGTTTGTACCGTCTGCAACATTAACAACAGTTGCGTGACCAACAAATTTGTCAGTTCCGTCTGTTTTAATATCGCAATCTGTACAATCCGTGCCCACAAAAAATTTGTAGACCGCACCTAAGTGACTATTCACATTAGGATCATTGTCTCCAGCTGATGCGCCTTTGCTATCTGCTTTGATTGTTGGAAGTGTGATTGCACCATCTGCATCATTTACTTTAATAACTTTACCTGCGTGAGCAGCAAAAGTTAAAGTAGTTTCTGCTGTGATGTTTACAACCGAATCAGGTCCTGCAGTAACAAATCCTCTTTGAGATTTTACTGGTCCTGAAAATGTAGTTTGTGCCATGTTTATATCCTCCTAGTTTTCCGAATACAGTCTCTAGGCCGTCGACTATACGCGTCTGTATTCTAAATAAATGTATAGTGATTAATTTATATAGTAGATTTGAGTAAAGCGCAAGAGGGCCTGTAGTGTGGATTGGATTTTTCCAACGATGTAGCTTTTTTATTAAGTAGCTACAGAAACTTTAGGAGCGGCAGCTTCTATTTTAATCTCTGCATCAGCTTTTTCTGCTTCTGCTAGTTTGATCTGGCTAATTACTTCTCTGACTTTTCTGTCAATCTTAACCATATCCAGAGTGTATTTACCCTGTTTAAGATGCTCCTGCTCCCATTGAAGATCTAGTCCCTTCTTTTGTGTGTAAAGGGTCTCCAGATGTTGCATTATCGCCTCCATTAATAACCTCCTCATAGGTTATTCTGTTAACTCTTGGATCCATCATTTCTCCAAGATACTCCCATTTTATATCAGATTTTCCCAATCTGTCAATAATAGCATTCTCTATGCCTTCTGCGGAGTCTTCTGATTCTACTATGAAATCTGCGTGGTATTTGTAAGCGTTTATCTTAATTCTAAATTTTTTCATAATCTCACCGTTTGTATTGATAAATGGGGCCGTTTTAAGGCGGCCCCATAAATTAGATTAATTACGCACCTTCTACGCCGAAGATACCTCTAGGGTCTGATACTCCAAATGAGTATCTTTCTCTAGCTTTGTATCTTACGTTGCCAGTGTCGAAATCACCTTCCATTGCAGTTGTCAACGGAGCTCTTGTGAACATTTTCATTCCATTTGGAATGTCTGTGATAATATAGAACGCATCAGTATCAGTTAGGTAATTGTTCACTCTATAACCTTGAGGAATCATACCCATTGATACGATTGCATTGATATCATTATCAGCTGTTCCAGTTCTACCTTGAGATTTCATCAATCTCTCAGCTGTAAACTGAAGCTCAGAAGGAATAATCATTTTTACTCCTCTTGCTGCAACTCTAAGACCTCTTTCGTCAGTCATAGCCGCAATGTCAATTAACGACTGCTCTAACGAAGTTTCGTTAAGATCCGCCTGAGTAGTTAGGGTATTTTGGAAAGTACCCGCTACTGTAGGGTGAGATGTGTTGAACAAGCTAACGCCATCACCTGAATCAAAGTTGTCCGTTGAAGGAAGACCTTGAATTAGAGGTTCTACCGCTTTTACTTGTTTCGCATTGCTCATAGATCTTGCTAAAGCTTTTGTGTATCTAGAAGCTAATCTATCGTAGAGGTTATCTTCGATAGCTTCTTCTGTGATAGCAAATGCTAAAGCTACTGTCTCGTGAGTGTATCTAGCTGTGAAAGTCTCTTGTGCATCATCAAATGATACGCCTTGACCTTCAGCTTTTACTTGTGCGTTACCGAATCCTGATAACATAACTTCCTCTTCGAAAGCTCTGTCAGAAGACTCGTTAGTATAAATCTCAGCATGCTGATTTTCATACCTTTT